GTCTTGGGATGTATTTCAAATTGTACCTTCCGACATAAAAGGTACAATATTCAGTTTACCTGAAAAACGAGGTAAAAAAAGAACACATTATTTTCATTCAGAAAATAATGAGGTACAGGAAAATTTTCAATTAAATTATTTGTATTCATCAGGTAAAGACCACTCATTTGACACTATAAAAGATAATCAAATCAAAAGACATTTTGGTAACCCATTTTCTGATATTACAATTCATACCGTTGAGAGGTCAATAAGACGACATGAAGATAAAATTACAATTAAAGTTTACGAGGGTTACAAAAGAAGAAAGTTAAACGCAATTTATTTTAAAAAAATATTTAATGTTGCTTCAATCACATTTAATTTAGTTACCGGTAATTTCACCACGTTATTTATTTATAAAGGAAGTAAACCACCGGCTAAGAAAGAATTTAGAACAAATAGTTTTCATTCATTAAAAAAGATATTATTAAAAACCACTGGTTTATTTGAAAAAAAAGACATGAATGAGAATTCTAATGTCTACGATTTATACCATCAATCGTTTAACGACGTGGAATTTCAAAATGTGGCGATAGATTCATTGGGGTTAGACCATTTTAGTAAAGATTTTTTAAATAAGATAATGACCAAATTTGTCTACGTTAAAAAAATTAAAGTATCAAACAATTACGAATTTTGGATTGAAAATTTTTATCCTACGGAAAAATATCTTAAAAAAAATGAAAGAAAACTAATGGCATCTATTTTAGATATGTTTAAAATTAAATCTAAAATAACCATTAAATTAATCCACGATAACATAAAATTAGACATCTTCGGATTAAGTATTTTATGTTATTTGTTTGGTGAGAAATATTCTAAATATGTTGGTAATATTAATTCTGAGTTTTTTAAGAAAAGTAACGTAGAAAAAATGAAAGATAATTTCCCAACAAGAAATATGTTCATCAGTGATAGAAGTGCCCACGGATACACATTGTCAGATAACGAAAAAGAAAATATTGTTAAAATTATTAATAGTGGATTATTTGTAGATATTGATTTTATACAACATGAACTTTTAGATCATTTTAATATGATAAAAAAGTTACGCAAATACACTTCTGATTTACAAATGAGGGCAAGAACCTATATTGAGTTTAAAAGTGAACATAGAGAATTATCAAAACAAATGTCATTAATAAAAAAAGGGTGGGTGACCGAATATATTTTTGTAGACAGAATGATATTGGAGGTTGAAAAACCAATTAATGTTGAGATAGAATTACCTGATGGTGAACAAACATTAGATATATTTTATCCATATATTTTAAAGAGGGATGAAGAATATGATGAAGAGGGTTTATTTATGCATCATTGTGTTGCCACATATTCGGATAAAAAATCCTCAATAATTATTTCTATTAGAACTAAAGATGGTTCGGATAGAACAACTTGTGAGTTTGATTGTCAAACTGGAAAACTAATTCAAGCTAAATATTTTTGTAACAATCAACCACCACCAGAGATGGAGTTAGCTATTGAAGAACTTAGAGATAAGACAGAATATTATGCTAGAATTGGTTTGTTACATTCATTAGAACAAAAAAGAGTTCCTGTTAAAATAAACGGAATTGAGATTGTTGTGGAAGATAGAGAACCAAGACGTGTAAACGATTTGTGGGGTGAGCTTGGGTTAAGAAACCCGGTTCCATTTTAACTACACAATCTAATAAAATCCATATATATTTCTTATATGGATTTTTTATTTAAACACAATCAAGAAAAGTCAGAAAGAAATAGTGATGGTAACTCAACTTGCAGTTTAAAATTATTTTATGACGGAAGTACAATTATATACTCATCAATTTTTGAATTTAATTATCAGAGGTATGGTAACAGGAAACATGTAACTTTTGAACACATGTTGGAAATTGATACAAATAATGGAGATATCAATGTTAAATATGATATAATAAATGATGGATTAACAAATGAACGCACATTCAAAACGACCACTAAAACCAAAAGAAATGATTTTAGTATGTTACATGATTTAATTGAGAATGGATATGTTCGTGGAGAAAAAAGAAAGGGGTATTGGGGGATAAAATATAATAGGTCCATTGAAAATATGTTTAACATTGTTTTAAATTTACTGAGAGTTAAATTTAAATCTGACTTTTTAGTAAACAAAAATTACCAACCCGATTCTGATGTGTTTAATCTATATACCTTAATCGTTGATTTCCATTTAGATATGAAAGGAATTAAGGGACACAACGGAGTGTATGATGATATACAAACCGAATACCCAAAAAAGAAATGGTTAATTAAAAATGATTATAAATTTCTACCATCAATTTTGGACTCTTATGGAATAAAATCCAAATACCTAATTGGTGAATTAAATAAAAATTTTAACAGAAAAATACAAATAGGTTCACTTAATTATTTATGTAAATTATTTGGAGAAAACTATATTGATTATTTAAAACAAATTAATTGGGATCGACATTGTTATGAAAATGTCCCAAATAAAAAATTACATTATTTAAAAAACGAATCGGAAAAAAACCATATGGTTCTCACCATAAATAAATGGGAAACCGAGAGCATTAAAACAGATTCACTAATATACTCCTTAAATAAATTATTCACAATAAGAGAACAATTGGAACAAAGAGGTATTGATTTAAAATACACATCAAAAAATGATGGTGACTTTGATAATCTATATGAGAATTGGTCAGGAATTAAACAACACTTTTCCAGAGGTTATAAGTTAAGATACAATTTACCCGAAGAATTTATTAATGACATTGAAAAAGAAATTATAATTGATGGTGAAATCTTTAAACCAAAATTAATGTTAAATGAAGATGACTTTAGAATTGAGGGTTATAAAATGAAAAACTGTATGTCAAAACAGTTTCCACATGGAGCGATTTATATTTTTGTGGCAATACAGTTTAATAGGAAAAGAATTAATCTACAATATCGAAAAGGACATTTAATACAATCATTTGGAAAAGCGAACACTCCGGTTAACAAAAATTTTAATGCGGTTACGATAATTTTAACTGCGAGATTTAAACAGTATACAAATATTGAATGGAAAAAAGAAAAATATTCAATCATAACTAATTGATTATCAATAGACAATTTAATTAAAAATATATTCTTATTTTTTTTGGAATTTCATAATTAATACTTAATTTTGTTTTATCACTAAACAATAAACAACATGAAGTATTTCTCCGTGTGTAGCGGTATTGAGTCCGCTACCGTAGCTTGGTCCCCATTAGATTGGGAATGTGTAGGTCTTTGTGACTTCGCATCTTTTCCACAAAAAGTATTATCTCATCATTATCCAAGTACAAATTTATTTTCAGACATCACTAAACTAAACGAGCATGAAAGCTACAAAAAAATCAAATTCGACTTATTGGTCGGAGGAACGCCTTGTCAATCTTTTTCCGATGGTGGACTCAACAAAGGAATGGATGATATCCGTGGTAGACTCTCCCTTGAGTATGGAAAAATTCTTAAAGAAAAACAACCAAGATGGTTTGTTTGGGAAAATGTCGATGGCGTTTTTAAAAAACAACACACAACTGCCTTATGTAAAATCATCTCCTCTTTCACTGGTATTGACTTCAAACCAGAAAGTCTCAACAAACAAGGAATTGTTCAAGGTGAAGAATACTCCATCGCTTATAGGGTTTTCGACAGCCAATACTTCGGAGTTCCCCAACGACGCAAAAGAATCTACATTGTTGGATATCGTGGAAAAAATTGGAAAATCCCATTCTCAGTATTATTTGAGCAAGGATGTTTTGAGAGCGTTAAAGAAAAGAATAAAATCAAGAGGGATGAGTACACCAAAAATATTCTTGGAGAAATTAAACTTGCTGGTACAGTAACTAAGTCCTATGCTAAAACATTAGTTGATGGATTTGGTAAAGTATCTACATCAAACTATTGGGTTGATAATGAAGGTATAAGAAAATTCACTGAAAGGGAATTAGAGAGACTTCAAGGGTTTCCTGATGGTTACCTTGATTTTGAAATTAATGGTAAAAAACCAAGTTATTCTTCCGTTAAAGGAGCTATTGGTAATTCAATGACTGTCAATGTAATGTATTGGATTGGACAACGAATTAATTTCATTGACAATTATGTGGAATCTAAAAAGGTTTTGAAATCCAAGAAAATTTAACTATATTAGATTATGCAAGAAAAAGAATCAAAAACAAATAGTCATTTTTGGATTAGCATAATAAAGTCCATCATAAGATTTGGAGCATGTTATTTTTTATTTAATGGTGACATTAAAAGTTCAGCATTGTTATTCGCATTTGCTGAAGGTTTAGGTATTGCCGAAGAAATATTTTAAATATGAATCATTATTTAACTCACGCATTTGTAAAAAAATTAAAAGATGAAAATAAAAGAAAGGCCAACGAACAACTTCGACACGGTAGTGTTCAAAGAACTGAACTTCCAACCACACCCGATGGGGATAAGAAATCAATGTATAGTACAATTTCCAAATGGTTACGGAGCTAGCATTGTAAAAGGTGAAAATACTTACGGAAGTAAAGATGGATTATACGAAATGGCTATCTTTGGTAAAGATGGTGAAATATCATATAGTACACCAATTACTGATGATGTACTTGGTTACCTTTCGGAAGAAGATGTAGAAAAAACATTAACCGACATTAAAAATTTAGATTAATGACAAATGAGTAACATGAGTGAAATTAACACAGACTTACATATAGGTAATGGATCCTATATTAGTATGCAAACCAGCAATTTAGTAAAAACGCAAGAACAATTTATAATGTACACTGAAGACGGTCCAATTTCTTTAACTGTTGATATTGTTGCAGATTTTGCGACAATCGATAAGAAGTACCACGAGATATTTTTCAATATACTATCTTCAAAATATTTAAATAAAGCGTCTTTTGGTAATAATCCATTCTCAGAGTGTAGACCTATTGTTAAAAGAAAGTGGTGGCAATTTTTTAAACCTAAATTTATAGAACTATGAAAACATTTCAAATTATTGGCTCATTAATGATTCTTAGTGGAATTTTCATCGCTTATGCGATGTACGTTGCACCCGATATGGATGATAAAGGTAGAATTACTAAATCAGGAAGAAAATTGTCTGACCTTTTTAAAAGAAAAAGATGATATTTATCATATAAACAAATACTATGGCATACGGAAATAAGGTGATAGACCATTTCAACAACCCAAGAAACGTAGGAACCTTGGATAAATCTAAGCTAAGCGTGGGAACGGGGTTAGTTGGTGCTCCTGAGTGTGGTGATGTTATGAGATTACAAATAGAAGTAATTGACAATATTATTGTTGATGCTAAATTCAAAACCTTCGGATGTGGTTCAGCAATAGCATCGTCATCTGTTGCTACCGAATGGTTGAAAGGAAAGAGTATCGATGATGCATTAACAATTGATAATATGGATTTGGTGGAGGAACTATCATTACCTCCGGTTAAGATACATTGTTCAGTATTGGCCGAAGACGCCATTAAATCTGCAATAAATGATTATAGAGTAAAGAACGGATTAGAAGAAATAATCTTTGACACCTCACACGTGTAAAAACAAATATAATTAAGATGGTTACGGTTTCAGAGAAAGCACTTGAACATGTTATTGAATTAATGATGAATCAGGGGATAACACCCGACACTCATTATCTTCGTGTTGGAGTTAAGGGAGGTGGTTGTAGTGGGTTATCTTACGCAATGGACTTTGATGACACAATAACAGATATGGATGAAGTCGTTGATTTAAACTCATTGAAGGTGATTATAGATAAAAAATCACTTTTATATCTATATGGTACTGAATTAGATTATTCCGATGGATTAAACGGAAAAGGATTTAATTGGGTTAACCCACAGGCAAGTCGAACTTGTGGTTGTGGTGAGTCATTCGCACTCTAACATTTTTTTTTCTCATTTATTTTTTCTATATTATACCTATGAAGGTATTAGAATTATTTGCTGGTAGTCGTTCAGTTGGTAAAATCGCCAAGGAACTTGGGATGGAAGTTTTTTCTTCTGATTTAATTGAATTTGAAGGTATTGATTACCCGATTAGTATTTTAGACTTTGATGTCACAAAAGTTCCGTTTAAACCTGATATCATTTGGGCTTCTCCACCATGTACCGGATTTAGTGTGGCGGCAATAGGACATCATTGGACAGGTGGTAAAGGAGCCTACATTCCCAAAACAGATACCGCACGATTAGGTATTGAATTAGTTAAGAAGACATTAGAAATTATCAATCACTTTCAACCAACATATTGGTTTATGGAAAACCCACGTGGAGTTCTTCGTAAATTAGACGTGGTTAAAGGATTGAAAAAGAATTCTGTCACATACTGTCAATACGGAGATGAAAGAATGAAACCAACCGATATATGGACTAACAGTGATGAGTGGGTTCCAAAACCTATGTGTAAGAATGGTGACCCTTGTCATGTTGCGGCACCAAGAGGTTCTCGTACTGGTACTCAAGGTAGGGCGAATGCATATGAGAGAAGTAAAATACCTGAAGACCTTTGTAAAGAAATACTAAAAAGTTGTTGGACATGAATATAAAAAAAATATACATAAGTGGAGGTAGTCAATGTATTGGAGGTGGATTTAATTGGCCTGAAGTTAAAAAAGTTTATAAAGAAGTTTTCAATTTGCAAATTGAAAATCATTTAGATGTTGCTTATCCAACCCTTGTTGGTAAACACTTTAATGTGCCGGTGGTAAATGAAGGAGACTTTGGTGGATCTGTACACAGATTACTAAGACTTACTTATGATTACATATTTAAAAATATTAATGATTTAAATGACACATTATTCATTATTGAAATACCACCAGGATGGAGAGAAGAAGTATATTCAAATGAATTGAAACGTACAGTTAATATGACAATAGGTAATATATCATCACCTGATGATCCAACAGATTTTGCTGGAGGTCATGATAAAAAAGATTTACATAAAATACATAAAGTTATATCGTCATATTTTGAGGCATTTGTTGATTACGACTTTGAGTTAGATAAATGGATGAGAGGAATATTGGGACTACTTTCCTATTTTAAATTAAATAATCTCAAATACATATTGATTGATACTGGAGATTTCCAACATTTTTTGTTTAGAAATAAAGTAAAAGGTGATTATAACTACATTTGGTTTGAAGGGTCAAATTGGCCATATAACACAACACCAATGACACATTGGTTGAATGAACAAAAATTATTAATTAAACATGAAACTAATGGTTTGGCAACAGATGAACATATGGGAATTGAGGCTCACAAAATAGTTGCAAACAGTATTATAAATTATATAAATGAAAAGTTATAAATGAATATTAAACACCCGTTAGTTAAGGGTAAAGTAAAAGAAATAAAACCATTCATCTATTGTGTTGAGATAGATGACGATTACGATAGGGCGATGTTGTTCTGTCGATACCAAGAGTTCTACGAATCCCCATATAAAAAATTCAGAGGTAAACCATTTACTTGGATGGAATATATGAGACATTATAAGTTGGCTTGGAAGAAAAAAACATTCACTTATCCCGATGATTGGTCTGGTTATAACATCCCAAGTAATGTTATGGAAAGTGCTAACAACATATTCTATAAAGAAACTGAATATGATCAAATTATGAATGACATTTATTTTCATTGTGCCATTGATTCACAAAATAAAAATAATAACACAAGATGTAATTGGTATTTGATTGGAGCTAGTTCTAAAGATAAGGGGACCACAAATCACGAAATTGCTCACGGTTTATATTTTACAAATGAAGAATATAAAAAGAATGTCACCAAGTTAATTAAAAACATTAAACCAACCCATTATGAAAAGTTGAAAAAGAAACTAATTAAGATGGGTTATGTTGATGACAAAAAAATTATTGATGACGAGATTCATGCTTTTATGTCAACAGGTTTATATAATGG